TGTTACAATACCGATTGAAGTATTAATCAAATGTGAATTGTGAATTTCGTTAAATACTTTCATCCACTGATCACTTCTCATTAATTTTTGCTGGCGTAACGTCAATGATGTTCTTGCCTTCCCCGATTTTTTTTTCGAGTTCTGCAAGCCTACTTTCCAATTGCTCACGATTCATACCCTCCAATCCTACATGCTTTACTTCTCTTTTATCTACAAACATTCCTGCCATTTGACCAGATCTAAACTCAGCATTTATTGCATGGCCAAACTGGCCTTTTTCTTCTGCTCTCTTACTTAAGTGATCAAATCTATTATACTTACGTAGTTTATCTTTTTCTTTTTTATCTAATTCTATTTGATATTGTTTTTCGAAGTATCTTACAACATGTGGATTTAAATCCGGATTCATTAATCTGGATGCAATATCTCTAGGGCCATATTCCTGTTTTGATTCATAACCAGCTTGTTTGTCTGCTTCTACCTTTGTAATCTTCCCCCAATTTTTTACTAAGATATCCACAAAGCTTCTTTGCTTTACAGTTAACTCACTAGACATTTTCAATTGATTCTTTTTCTTTGGCATATAGGTCAACAATACCATAATTTAATTTTTTTCTAATACCTCAACCCTAGAAATTTTTTTTATTTTTTATTTTTTATTAATATTTTGGAACGCTTTTCCCAGTTTGTTTAGGAATTTTCCTAGTGTTTTCCTAGTCTGTTTTGCTCTATTATTATTGATTTATATAGTATTTTCCTAGTTTCCTAGCTATTTGCGTACAAATAAAATTTTTTATTTTTTTTATTTCTAGTAGTTAGGTATGTAGGAATCGTGGCCCGTGACTAGTGTTGCAAATATGCAACAGCCAGGATACACGACCCTTGACATCACTTGAAATATCACTATGTTACGTATATCCCTATAGGATACCCTGAGTTTTACTGCTCCTAATAGTTTGGCTCAGGGTTTACAAACACATTCTCATACAGTAATAATTAAGTGTTATTGTTTTTCATAATAATAACTCCATTTTTAGTTATCATTTCCCTGGGGTCTACCTTTCGGCTCCAGGGTTTTAATTTACAAAATTATAGATTTAATTTATAACGTGGGTATGTGTTCTTTAAAAAGATTACATAAATTCATAAAGCTCTCTTTTCGTCCACCGTGACTAAACTTTTACCGATAAAAAAATATTACTAATTAATTCATTTTTCGTACTTCCAATATTTCCTCTAGCTCTTAACAATGCAATTCTTAACACGGCCCTTTGTTCTTTATTTTTTTCTTTACGATGTCGTTGATATAATTCGTTATACTCCTTCCATTTAATATGTTTTAAATGAAAAGATATTTCAAAATTTTTTAAAGCTTTTTTATATCTAATTTTTATTTCTTCCGGGTCCCAACCAGCCCACCAACAAATCTGATCAAACTCTTCCGAATCACTTATCCATTCATGTGCATCTATTTTAGTGAGTGCTGATTTCCTGTCCGTATTTTTTATACGAACATCTTCCATGGCATTTAAAATAACATGTCTCCATAATTTCTGCTCATTATTCTGGTGGTTTTCTTTAATAAGATCAGATGCTATGTTAGTGCCCATAAGTCTTAATAAGTCTGGTGAGTAGATCACTATAATATCCCTTTGAATTAGCCCAATTAAAAGAGGATGCGATCTCCCAATGATGATGGATATCATCCATAATTAGAGTGATATCTGCGCCATTCAGTTTTTCATCTTTGATAAACTGTTGCAATTGATTAAAGTCACTTATTAAACTGTGTTCCATTCCAGTATTATAACAAATTGTTAACATCACCGGTACCTTGTATTAGTTTAAGTCTTACAACATTATCTTTTCCATTCTTATCATTTTTATGTACACTCCTAATATCTTCAGCGTCTCTTAAAAATTCTGGACCAAAATGAGGATACTGGTAGGTAACACCATTTAATAATGCATATACTACTGAGGTAAGTTTTTTATATTCTGATTTATTTAATTTTCCAGCGCATATGACCATGCACTTTGTTAGTTCAGTTATACCATCCGTTTTCTTTGCCATTAATAAAGTCCCATACAATTTTTAAAGCTGCCTGATATGTAGGCTCTTCCATTTTATCTGAACCGTGATACGTGGAACCTTTTCCGTTACAAAAGATACATGCTGCTTTTTTCAGAGATGCAGGGGCCAAGATTTGGCCTGATCCGGTGCATTCTTTACAGTCAATGACCTTAACACCTTCTATATTAATTTTTTTCATAATTGTAAAGTATATAATGTACCTATGGTCTAGGTCTATACTACATTTAGTGTTTATTACCGTATATCTTATGCTTGGCTAAAATCTCAAGAGTCTGTATTCTTTTACCAGAAGCTTTAAGCAAAAACTTTAATGTTTTCTTTTGCGCTTCTAACTGAGTAACCATAGCTTTTAATTCTTCAATTGTCGGCATATCTCTCCCTTAATTTCAAAAAATATTTTTTACATAGTTTCAACATTCGATCAAATACTGATTCGGCATTTTTAATTTTAATTTTATTACGAATAAATCCATTTACTTTTAATGTAAGAGTGCTGGTAACAGCATCATACTCAACAGTAAAATCTTCTTTACCCTTATTTTTAAAATCGACCTTAGTTATTTCTGATGTCGAATGCGTGGCCATATGTTAACCGGTACCGTTTAATAGTTTCTTTTTATAAACTTCCGGGGTAACTTTTAATTTCTTAGCTTCATAAGTAATATGATTATCAATCAACTTTGATATCATTGCACCGGGAGCTCTAAATTTATTTTTACAAATACCTTTTAATAACTGGTAATCTGTAATTCTAACTGCGATTGACTTCCACTTATTTGTGTCCATCCTTAACCTCCATATCAGGTGTTAACACCAGGGTTTTATCAGACTCAATTAATCCCAATTGTTTTTTTAGTTCTTTATTCTCAGCTCTAAGTTTTACTACTTCATTACCTAGCTGGTCTATGCCCTTATTTATTTTTACAAATAAAGGGTCTACTGCTTCATTTATTTGCGATCTAGTTTTACCGACAAATAACTGTACTATACGATTTACCATTTTAGTTTTCCTGTTGTTTGTTTTTTATTTCATCATGAACCAAAGCTTCAGCAAACTTATTAGTTATTGGATTATGAGCTTCACCTGACTCATCTCTAATAGTGATATCAAGTGAATCTACATACATAGAGAAATCCATAGAGTCCTCTACAGGACAACCCTGAATATCATGTGTCGGAATTGTCGCTAATTGTTCGTCAAGTTTTTCTATGGTATCTTTTAATAATATAGATTTGCTTTTTAGTTTCATGCAGTCTTATATATATGGGAGATAATCACAAGTCAATGAAATTTTTATTAACAATAGTAATGTGTAGTAGTGTTCAAGGCACCTGTTTACCGCCTCATTCTTTTGAGGAATTATACCCAACAAGCTATGAGTGTATGATTGCGGGCTATCAAAAATCACTTGATAAAACCATTGAAATAGGTAAGGGTGATGTAAATCAGCATGGGATATATATGAAGTTTGATTGCCGAGGAGTAATCCCAGAGGAAGAAGAAACTTAGAATGATTCTAAAGTATATATTAATTGGCACTGTTTGTTGGTCCTTAAATGGTACTGAAAAATGTGCTCAACAAGTCAATTTAAACGTCTCAGATCTAGATAAATGCAAGCATATATCAAATGTGAGTGGTAGGTCATTTAAAGAGAGAATCGCAAAAATTGGGGGCTCTATGACCTTCCTAGAGGGTCATTGTATGGCCATTGATAAAGACGGATGGAATATTGACGAATCCCTTAAAATATCTTATACTATCCTATGAAGACTTATCGTATCCAAGCCCGTCACGGAGAGTCTTATATAGACCATACGTTGAAGGCTGACAACGACCAGGATGCATTAAATAAGTTTTCAAAACTAGTAAGCGAAGGCCAAGTTAAAATCAAGAATGAAGGTTTTTTTCTAGGCAATAGAGTTTACATAACTTTTGAGGAGGTAGACAGCAATGTCACTACAGGAGTTGATATCGAAGAAGTTACAGCTGGAATCGAAGTGGGCCAGCCAAGCGTTATCACAGGGTAGAGTTACCCCTGATATGAAATGGATCGATATCGAATTAAAAGGCCTTAAAGTTAAGATTAACGACCAAAGTGTTGTTGATGCTATGAAAACTTTAAAAGGCCAGTAGTTATTTAAAAAAACTACTCTTTTGTCGTAGGGATTCTGCCGCCTTTTTAAACTCATAATGATTTATAATCTTCATAAGTTTATCTCTTTTAGCTGTTGAATATTTAATTAATTTTTTTGCAACTCTTAAAGCTTGTTGATGGCTACATCTCCATCTCCATTGTGGTTTCCTACCTAAACCTTTATTTTGTTTATGATGTATTGTTCCTTCTCTAATAACATTATGAAACATTTGCACTGTCTCAAGATCTGTCATTGCTATTTCTAATGCAACATTCCATTTCTTATGGTTTTTATTTTTTACTCTATATT